CTGAAGAATCAAACCCGCCACTAGGTGAAGTACTCGGTGCACTTTGGTTTGCTCCACCAGGTCTATCTCCTCGGCCCCTATCACCTCCAGAGGAATTTTGATTATTTAATTTTTGTTGTATTTGTTGTATTTGATTTTTATTTTGAGCAGCTATTAATTGTTTTTGCATTCTTTTGTCTTTTAAATAACTAGAAATTACGTTTCGTTTACCTACTAAAGCAGATATACCAATTAAAGGATTTATTGATGTTCCTAACATAGTTGATCCTAAAGATTCTAATCCAATTTTTTCACCAATTTTATTTAATGCAATGTTTTTTATTACGTTTGAACCTATTGTTTTAAAATCTGGCAAAGTCATACCTTCATCTACTAAGGGAGCTATTCCTGTTGGTTGTAATTGTTCACCGGGAACTAATAAATCGGGTTCCATTATCTTCTACCATCTGGGTTTACATCAGCTCTAAACGTTCCAAATCTCCAGGTTTCGTCAACCGCTGTGTTTTGTATTTTTAAATTAGCCAATCTGCCTCTTGCTCTTGTGTCAATTTTTTCTGTTGAAGAGTTTATAGTAAAAGGTCCTAATTGTGAAGAAGTTCCAGAGTCAACAGGAAAATTTTTTAAAAATATTGTAACTATTGCGTTACCTTGTAAATTTTTAAAATCTGGTAAAAACCTACTTACCCTTAACATATTTTCACCGTCACCATCTGTAGGCAGGTCAAAGTCTCCAGATTGAATGTAAGCAGGTATAGCTGTTTCCGCACCATTTAAAGCTATTTCATTATTGCCAATCTCGTGTGCATAATATGTACTTGAGCCAAAAGTATTTGTTGCACCACTCAAATTTGCGATTGTTGGTATGGCAGTTGAGTTATATTCTGTTGCATAAGGTACGTCATATGTACTTGCATCTGCATAAGAACTTCTAGCAAGAGACATTACTGACCAAGTGTTTTCTACATAATTGTAAACAACAGCTCTATTGTTTTGTACTGCAGGATTACCTGAGGGTGTACCTGCTGGATAGAACCACACAATCTCATTAAATAAAGAGTTGTGTGAGCCATATATAATCTCATTAGATGAATAGTTTATTCCTACATTTGATCCGGTGGTCGTGAATACAAAGTCTTCTACAAGTGATGGAAGTAATTTAACTGTACCATCAAATACAAAGAATCCTCCACCCGCTCCCATCCAAAATACTTTACCATCTGCATATACAGTTGCGTGTTGACCAATACATCCACAGTTAGAACCTACTTGTCTTATAGAAAATGTAAATGGTGGTCCTACAAACTGCATAGTGTATGCTGCTTGATCTGTTAGAATTAAATTATAGTCTTTACCAGATACTGCTGCTACGATTTTGTTTCCGGTGTCCAGTCTAAATGTTCCAGCAGTATTTACTGAAGTCGGTTGATAAACATTATAATTTTCTTGATCACTAAATCTAATAAACATAGGATCCTGTGTTGTAGTATCTCCTATTGTAGTTTCAGTTCCAAAGTGAACAACGTGTCTATCTCTATCTGAAGTAATTGTTAATCTTGTTGCTGTTGGAGCATCTGCCATTATCGTTGCTCTTTGCTCTAATGGATTTGATACACCAGGATTCCACACAAATGTTTTACCATCTTTAATAGTTGCTATTAATTGTTCTCCAAAGTTATCAAGTGACCATGAGCCAGGATCTAGAATCAAAGAAGAAGTGGTTGTTCCAGAACCCCAAGTTAATCTACTCCAAGTTCCTGTACCCCAACCATAACCATATGTTTGAATAGTGGGACCAATATCTTCGTAAGGATTTATTGTAGCTCCTCCACCTGCCGTCATTCCTGTTCCAGTTTCAGTTGTTGTCATTTGAATTGTAAAAGAATTTGTAGCTATTGTAAGAATTTCAAAAGTATTTGTTGTAAAATCTGTTGTATTGTATCTTGTAACTGTTGCTTCTCTTACTGCTGTCGTATCAGCATGAGCTACGGCAGTGGTACTATTAGTACCTCTTGTGCAACCTGTTAGGTCATTTGTAGATATACTCGCATAGGTTATTAGCTCATCCCCTATTCTTACCGTTCCGGAGGCAGAAAAACCTGATGCACTCGTTAAAGTTATTGTAGTATCAGAATCTGTTATAGCACCATTTAAAGTTGTAGTTTGTCCAGGCACTGTTACAGAACTTAAAGTAATATATTCCCCGACATCAAATGAGTGCGATGTTTTATTTACAGTTACAATATTTGATCCGTTGGTGCTTGTAAAAGTTGCACCTGTGATTGCTGTTGCTAGTGGAGTAATATCGTAAAATTTATCTTCGTAATAAATGTATAATGCTTTAGAAGTACCTAGTGCAGCGTATCTTTTTCCATCTAAATCTGTCCAAGTGTGTTGTGCACGGGTTGGTCCTGAAATTGTTTCTTGACCAATGGCTGTATAACCACCTATCTTTTCTGGTTGTCCGTATCTAAATCTTACAAAATCCCCGTCAATCCACTGTCCTTCTGCTCCTGATGGGGTATCTGCTTTATTAATTCCTGGGGCTATTCTTACATTTGTTAAAGGCATGCAACCATTTTACATCATTTTAAAGCTTCATCCAAGTCGCAGGAGAAGGTATATTATGTTCAGATTTAACACCTTCTTTCATAGTTAACATTATATCTCCTGAAATAGATAGTCTTGGTATGTCTTTTGTATTCTTTCCTGTTTCATGAAACATCATAGATGGAAATATAATTACATTACCTGTCTCTGCAGGGTATTCAGCTTTACCATAATTGTTTTGATCCCACTCTGTAAAATAAGGATCTCTCTTAGGTATTGTTAGACCAACCTTATGTGCATCATCATCTAATAAAAACAAGTTACCTTGTTCGTGAGCTTGTGGATAATAGACAAAACTAAAATGACTACTCATATGTCTGTGATAAGCAATATGTTGTTCTTTAGTAGATAGGGTAGCCCAAGACTTTGTTATATATATTTCAAAAAAATCTAAATTATATTTTTGTGCAGATAAACAACCTTGTATTACTTTAGATAGTTCAGTGTATAATTCTTTGAATCTTTTATCTTTGTGTAAATTATCATCAATAGATTGTAATTCTTTTGGCTTTACATCTGTCGTTGTTGAGTATTGAGAATTGGTAGGAGTAATATCTCTAAGTATTATAGGTACAATTTTTTTATTTATTTCTTCAAAGTTTTCTAACTTAGTTATGTAAATAGGATAACCAAACCATTTGGATATATTTGCCATAAGGCACTATACTAATTTACTCGTAAGAATCTATACTTAACTTCTCCAGCTCCACCGTCACCACCTTGGGTAGATCCAGAGTTTACTTGTGCTGCTCCTCCACCTCCTCCAGATCCTCTTGTACCCGCAGCACCATTAGTACCAGCTCCAGAAGAAGAACCTCCTGCCCCACCAGCAACGTTTCCTGAAAAAGAATCTGCTCCATCTGATCCACCAATTCTACAGTTGTCTCCACCACAGTTTCCATTATTACCCCCAACCGCACCATTTCCATTATCATTAAATGTTCCAGTTGGTCCTGATGTATTTGTAGTGACTGCTTTTGTAGTGCCATCAGAATCTCTAAAATTTCCTGAAGTGATTACGGATCCTGAAATTGTATTTGAACCTGCACTTCCCGCTGTGTTACTTCTTAAAGGTCCTTGTACTCCACCTCCCGAAGCTGAAGCTCCTCCACCTCCATTTAATGTAAATAAACTTCCTGATGTTGATCCGGATAAAGTTGTATTAGTTCCACTACCAGCACTTCCACTATAAACACCTGTTCCTTTAGCACCACCAGAACCAATTGAATAAGAAATTGTTTCACCTTCAGTAACACTAAATATTTTGTCTGATACAAATCCTCCAGAACCTCCTCCAGCTCCAGCAGATTCTCCTCCAGCTTTATCGTAATCAGCTCCTCTCATTGCACCACCACCTGCTCCAGCTCCCGCTTGAACATGAATTGCATTAGCACCTTGTGGTACTGTAAAAGTTCCTGAACCAGAACTTAATGTTGAATATGAAGTTGCTTCAAAAGCTGCAAACACTAATTCCCAAGTACCTGATACTTTTGCATATATCTCATCTGCTTCTTGCCAAACGCCTGATACTTTTCCGTAGGCGTTATCTATCTCTTGAAATGTTCCTGATACTTTGCCATAGGTATTAGCCATTAAAACTCCTATGAATATTTAAACCAAATGTCTCCATCA